CTTATTAAGTCGGCTGAGGAGGCCTATAACGAGACCGCTCTAGACAATACTTATCAATGGTTTGTGAATACTATGCTATCGAGGCTTGAGGGTCAGAAGAAGTGCATCATTATTATGACCCGTTGGTCTTCTAGAGATCTAGCTGGACGTATCATGGAGGCATTTGCTGACGAGTGCGAGATTATTAAATATCACGTCCAAGATGAAAATGGCAAAATGCTCTGTGAAGACATCTTGAGCGAAAAAGACATGAATCTCATCAAGCGTGAAATGAATGTCGACATTTTCGAAGCAAACTATAATCAGACGCCAATCGACATAAAAGGACGATTGTATTCAGAGTTTAAGGAATGGGAAAAGGCTCCAGAAGGTAAAATCCTTAACTATACAGATACCGCAGACACTGGCACGGACTTCTTATGTTCGATTAATTATGTGATTTATGAAAAAGAAGCTTATATTTTAGATCTCTACTTCTCAGATGAAGCTATGGAGGTTACAGAACCAAAGGTTGCTGAGTTATTGCACACTGGAGCTGTTCAGGAATGCTCGATCGAGTCTAACAATGGCGGTAGGGGTTTTGCTAGGAATGTGGAGAGATTATTGCTCGACAAATACGGCTCTAATCGCACGATAATTAATACCGTGCCACAGACCCACAATAAGGAGTCTCGCATCTTGGCAAGTTCTGCTTGGGTTCAGAATCATATCTATATGCCGCCAAATTGGAGAACTCGATTTCCTGATTTTTACAAGCAGGTGATGAGCTATCAACGTAAAGGCAAGAACACACATGATGACGCTGTGGATGTTTTAGCTTCAATCTATGAGCAGACTACTAGTGGAATGGAAGTTCAGATTTTGAGCGATTCAGAGCTTTATGGCTCTAGATATAACCGAAGTTCGGTTTTTGAAAGGTAAGGAGGATAAATGCCTATAATTAAACAATGCACTCTCGCGAGAGGAACACAACCAACAGATGAAATTATCAATAATTTATTAACCTCATTGGCTCGTAAAGAACAGGTCAGATATTACAATACCTTGAAAGATTACTTCTCTTCAGTAAACGTAACCTCACGGCCTGCCCCACATGAAGTTAAGGTGGTGGCCAATAACGCTAGATATATCACAAAGACTAATGTGGGCTATCTTTTAGGTAACCCAGTTCAATATCTAGTCTCTGAGGGACTTAATATCGATTTAATCGTTGATAACTACAAGAAGCAGACTATCTCTAATCTTGATGTGGAGCTTGCAACGGATGTTTCAGTCTATGGTCATGCTTTTGAGCGTGTCTATACAAACGAGTTAGCTGAGCCATGGTCTACTCGCATTAATCCAGGTAATATCATCCTAGCTTATGATAACAGCGTTCAGCACAACAAGCTTTTTGCTGTGATTTACAATCCGGTATTCGACGATAAAGGTAAACAACTTGAGAATGAGTTTGATGTTACTATTTTAACTCCAGAACTTTGCATGGAGAGAAGCCTCAAAGATGGCCACTTATTCCAAATTCCAGAAATTGAAGACTTCATGCATGGCTATGGTGAAGTACCAGTGATTGAATACATGAATAGCTCAGATCGTATGGGTGATTTCGAACCGGTCATTTCCCTACTTGATGCTTATAACATCTTGCAATCCGACCGCGTAATCGATCGTGAGCGCTTAGTGGATGCTATTCTTGCATTCTACGGGATGAATATTACAAAAGAGCAAAAAGACGCGCTTAAAGAGTCTAGGACGCTCGCAGGAATCCCATCTGATGCTAAGGTTGAATATATTGTTAAGGATATCAATGAAGCTGACGCTGATGTGTTAAGGTCTTCTCTCCTCTCTGACATCCATAAAATCTCTATGACTCCAGACATGAGCGACCAAAACTTCGCAGGTAACTCATCTGGCGTGGCACTACTCTATAAGCTCCTCGCATTCGAACAACACATTAAAGATAAAGAACGCTACTTCGAAAAAGCGCTGATTGATAGGTTCAGGATTTATAACCGATTCTTTAATCTCAATAACAATATGAACTTAATCAGTCCTGCTGATGTTGATGTAATCTTTAAACGTTCCCTACCACAGAACGACTATGAACAATCTCAAATGATTAATAACCTTGTTGGCCTAGTCGATAAAGAAACACTTGTGGCTCAATTGTCATTCGTAAATGATGCCAAGGAGACTGTGGAGCTTGCAAAAGAAGAAAATAAGCCTGAATTTAATGACAATTATGCGACAGGACTACCTAACGTAGACAAGAGTAATGCAAATAACGACGAGGATTAAGCATGAAGAACCGTCGTGGACTGCCTTCTGACGAGTATTGGCGAAAACGTGCCGAAGATAGGCTAGATGAGGCTGAAAGACTTTCTGTTCCCTATTTAGAGGATATTCACGCAGTTTACGATGATGTAAGGATTAAAATCGTTGAAGATATTAAAAATCTCTATAAAAATTACTACAAAGATAACGAAGGTTTTAACCAAGAGAAACTAAGAGTTATTATCCCCAATGGCGACCTAGAACGTTTTCATCGAGAGATGAAAAAAGCCGGATTATCTGAATATCTTCCAGACAACTACAAGGCCCGCATGACAAGGCTTGAATATCTCTATGCCGACTGTTGGGCAGAAAGTAAGAAAGCCAGCCTAAAACATCAACAAATTGAGACTAAAGCTCACAGAGAGACGATCCAAAATGCTTACTATAAAACCATCTATGATACAGGTGTAGGGCTCAAGGTCAACCCTGCTTTCTCTAAACTAGATAATAGAGCAGTTAATCAGGTACTCAATACTAAGTTTCTAGGTGGTAATTATTCAGAGAGGATTTGGAAGAATACAGACAAATTGGCTGATACTCTGAAAGAAGTCATCGGCTCTGCTATTGCGAGAGGTGAAAGCTACTCAAAAACTGCGAGAGGAATCAGAGAGAGGTTTGGGGTTACGCAGTATGAGGCTACAAGGTTAGTTCAGACCGAGACTTGTTATTTTCAGAATCAGGCAGAAATTGAAGCCCTGAAAACAATGGGGATTGAAAAATATAAGTTCATCGCAACGCTGGATTCAAGAACCTCAGATATATGTAGAGATCATGACAAAAAAGTCTACAATGTTGAGGATGCTAAAGCGGGTGAGAATCTACCTCCGCTTCATCCTAATTGCCGCTCTACAGTTTCTGCTTATCTTGGTGAAGAATACGAGTCTGCAATTAGAATTGCTAGAAATGAAGACGGCGAGAATGAATATGTGGATAATGTGCCTTATAATGAGTGGCTAAAACGTAATGATATAAATACTCCAAGTGTTTCCATTGCGAGACAAAATAAAGGAATTCAGGATGGACTATCATTATATAATCCGAATTTACTTGAAGATTATTCTTCTATCCTCCCAGAAAAAGCTCCAGATAATATATTTGAGAAGATTGAACCAAACCAAGGCGTTAACCAGCATGAATACACTTTAACTAGAGCAGAAATAGATTTCTTTAATCGACTTGATAGTTTAAACATAAAATATAAGCTCATAGAAGCAACATGGAAAGCTAGAAATGACTTCGTTATGTTTGGTAGGAATTGGGAACTCAAAACTCCTATTGCTGAAAATGATAGTACTATTAAATATCTCTTTTGGCGAATCACAGACCAGGGTAAGCGAAATGCAGTACTCGATGTTACCTATTTTAATAAAGACCTATCTTGGATATTTAACAAGATAAAGGAACATCTAGAAACTATTAGAAAAGGTGAATACGATAAAAACGGTAAGCCAATCACTAATAATGACCTAATTGATTCAGTTTTGGTTGTTAGAGGAAAGAAAATTATAAGATACAAGTAAAAACCTCCCTAGTCCCGTAACAATAACGGGGGGGAGGCTTTTATGTTTTAATACTAGCACACAATATACTTTTTGTCAATTTCATATTTATCTCTATAATCTTTATGTTATAATGAAATCAGATCATCTACGACTTGCATAGGTCTTAGTTGGTCTTTTTTATTTTGAAGCCCCACGACCACTTATGCTGGTCGTTTTTTGTCTCAAGTTAATCCTTAAGAACGTAAAAGAAAGGAAGATGATGAACCAAAACGGTGCTGAATCTAACAATAGCCAGGCCAATCAGACTGCAGGAGAGGCTAATAACGGCGAAAAGCAGGTTACCTTTACACAAGACCAAGTTAATGAGTTAATCCAGAAACGGGTTAATGAACTTAACAAGAAGTCTGATGAGAAGACGAAGCAGGCGGTTGCCGATGCTCTCTCAGAGTACGAGCGTAAAGCTAAACTCACAGAAGAAGAGCGCGCAACAGAAGCTCAGAAAGCTAAATTAGCCGAGATTGAAGAACGTGAAAGAAGCATAACGATGCGTGAAAGACGTTCAGACTGTCTTACCGAACTCTCTAAGAAAAAAATTCCAACAGAGTTTGCAGATTATCTAGTCAATCAAGACAAAGATAAGATGACTGAAAGTATCGATCAATTTTCGAAACTCTGGGAAGAAAAGCTCATGGAAGGCGTTCAGGCTAAGATTAAAGCTTCAGGGGCTACCCCTACAGATAAATCTTCAACTGTACCGCACTCTGGGAATCCTGGTGTAGCGGTTATCTAAAACAAGGAATTATTAAAATGGCACAAGATGCCTTATCAATTCTAACCACTGGCACCACCAAAGATAAATTAGCTGAAATCCGTGGCGCTATCATCGACGCTATTCGCGCAAAGTGTGTGTCCACACTTATTAAAAATAATGACTATTCTGGTGATCCAACCAGTGGCTCAGTCACTTTCGATCGCTTTAAAGATGCAGAACTCAACAGCTACGGTACCGCTCGCGGTGCTAATAAAGGTACTGCTCTTAAAAATAGCGGTAAAGTCATTCTCAACATCGACACCGACAAAGAGATCGTCGAAGAGCTTGAGGCAAAAGATATTACACTTAGTGGTATCAACGGTCTCTTAAATCGTCGTACCGCATCTCACGCTGGTCGTGTCGCTACTTTCCTCGATAAAGAATTCTTCCGCGTTGCTGAAGCTGCTGCTACTGCAGTCACTATCACTCCAACTGTCACTGCTATCGAAGAAAAGGTTGAGGAACTCATCGCTAAGGCAGAAACCGTCTCTAACGACTGGGTTGATGGCGTGGATCGCTCTGAGCTCGTAATTACTTGTAGCCCTAAGGGTTATGGTAAGCTCCGTAATCTTATTGATAAGATCCCAGGTAATGACGGTTCTAAGGCAGAGGCAATCGAACTCTTCCATGGTGTTCGCGTTATCAACACTGTTCGCCAAACCGCTGACATTATGATCCAGCGTATCGGTTCTGTCGGCCAGTTAGCTCTTGTTAATGACTATGACGCTGAGAAGATCCCTCTATCCAACGCTTATGCACTATCACTATTCGTGAACACTGGTGCCAAAGCTGTCACTCCAGACCTTATCTTCAAAGTAGCAACCATTTAATTTAGGAGTAAACATGGAAAAAATGTTTAGAATGGCAGATGGCACGATCTTTACTACCTCAAATGAGGTAGTGATCGAGCAGTATGAATCTTATCCAGAGATTTATACACCTATCTCGGAAGCAGATTTAAAAGCAGAAGCCAAACTAAAGAAAGCTAAGAAAGAAGCTGAAGCTAAATCAGAAGTAGAAGCTCCTGCCGAGGAAGTAGCTGAGGTCGAAGCTGAAGCTAAATCAGAAAACGAAGGAAAATAGAATGTTAGATAAAGATCAGTTCATTTCAAAGTTAAAAGAAAAACTTAAAGTCGTTAATTCAATTACTGAAAACAACGATTTAGTGGATTTTCTATCTCTTGAGATGGCTGATCGTTTATCTTTGTATCTCAATTTAGATACTGACAAAAAACTTCAATATGATGAGAGATTAGTTTCTATATCGGTCAGGGTTGTTTCATCTTTACTCCAGGAAGCTAAAGATAAGGTTGCAGGTTCTAGTACTGAGACTAAGATTCAATCCATCTCAGACAATGGTCAGACCATCACATTCTCGAATATCGCTAAGAATTACATTGCTACTGCTTCAGATAGCGAACTATTTGGAGGGGTTGCTAATATCTTAAGGCCATATAGGAGATGCAATGTTGTTTCCTAAAGTCGCTCAGAATATCATTGCTGATGTCTTTTATGATAAGAACATCTATATCTTAGATAAAACTGAATCTATCGATGATGAAGGTGGAATTGTTAAACAAGAGGATGTAAGTTCGAATATTAAACGTAGCTTCAATGGCAATGTTAAATTCAACGAACTCGGAGCAATCCAAAATGAAATGGGCCTTGTCGAGAAGATCGATATTAGTATCACTTGTAGCACTTCCGTAGAGATTGAATTAGACGACCTAATCAAAGTTGGAGAGACGATCTACCAAGTAACTAAAGTTCTTCCCTTTGACTCACACAAACTCATTGCGGGGGTAAAATGGCGAGCGTAACGATTAAGGTTTCTGGTATCCGAGAGCTTCAATCCAAACTTGATAAGTCAGCAGTAATCAGGAATCTCATTAGGGGCGTTAACCGTGCTTCAGCGATTCTGGAACAGAAGACTAAACCTTTGATTCCAGAAAATAGGTACAAACACGGCGGTAAACTGCGAGGCGCTCTTACTGTGATTCCAGCGGAGCTTAAAGGTTCAGAGATTGTCGGAGGTATCATGAATCCAACCAAATACGCAATGTATGTTGAGTATGGTGTCGGTAGAGAAGCCGTAGGTACTCATCCGGAAGGTAAAGGTATGACATATCGTATGACACCTTGGGTTTATCCTCTAGAGACTGATAAGGGTCTGAAGTTCATCAAAACCAATGGTTATCCCGCTAGAGCTCCGATGTATCGTGGCTTTAAGGAATCAGAAGCTGATATCAAAAAGCAGATCGAAGAAGCCATCTCAGCTAGTCTAGGGAGGAAATAATGTATCAGCCAAAAGAAGAGATCTATAAGGCCCTAAAAAGTCTAGGATACGCTTGCCAGCAAGGCTCTCAAGCAATATTCACAAAAGTTCCAGTAATTACCTTTTGGATCGGTAGTAATAATCCTGAATATAACCTAGAGAACCAGATTGCAAAACAAGATATTGAAGTTGTTATAGATATTTTTACAAACAAGAGTACAGACCTATCACGCATTCTTAGCGAAGTCGAGGCTAAGATGAGAACGATCAATTATCGGCTAGTTCATTCAGTGGACGTCCCAAATCCAGAAGGGACTTTATTCCACTCTAACTGCAGATTTAGTGCAGTGAAATTCAAATAAGGAAAATAAGTTATGGCCAAAGGCTTAACTATGGGTACTTCCCTAACTCTTATTAAGGCAGGAAGTGAACCAACCAACCTTGTTATTAAAGGTTTGACTTCAATCGGTGAAATCACTGGTGAAAAAGAAGAAGTTGATGTGACTACTCTCGATAGTCCAGATGGTGCTAAAGAATTCCTCTCTGGCGCTGCTGACTGGGGTTCGCAGGATCTCGAAGGCTATATGGACGACGATACTCAAATTGAGAAGATGCGTGCATTGTTCGATAGCGGCATGGTTCGAGACTGGGAGATTTTAACTCCAGGCAAACGCAAAATTGCTTACAAGGCATTTGTCAAGAACTTCACTTATGGTGAGAAGACTGTCGATGGTGTTGATGGATTTAAGTTAACCCTTCGCCTCTCTGGTAAACCAGTATTTAGTAAGGTTGCCTAATTAAAGCCTAGTGGGAGGGCTAAATCCCACACAGAAATTATTTAATCGAGGTTATAAAAATCATGGTTCAACTTAATTACAAAGCTTCTAATATCGCTAAGGCAGAAAAAGAGCAAGGAATGAGTTTCTTTGATGCTTTTTCTTCGCTTCAAGACAAGCCATCTATCTCTTCCCTATTATTCTTGTTTATTGCTGGTGGTGGAACTACTGAAGAGTTCGATAAGTTATTCGAAAGCGGTATTGATAAGGTCATGCTCGAAGTTATGTCAGGAATCGCTGATGCCGGTTTTTTAGGCAAAACAGTAGATTCGAAGATTCTCAAGACGGAGATGGAAAAAGCAATGAAAGAAGCTATGCCTACTTCCAAGATTTCTGGCGAGACCAAGAAAGACTAGCATTCCATATAGGTCTTCATCCTGCTGAGTACTGGGATTTAACTATTGGACAGTTTACAAATTGTCTAGATGGATACAGAGATAGAATCACAGAAAAAGACAAAATGAACCATACTCTTGGGTTATATGTAAGGGCAGCATTTCATGCTAAGACTTATCCAAAAACGCCTTTCATGGCCAAGGAAACAAACAGTAGGGTATTTACGAGATCTGAAGACCTCGATGCGTACATCAATTCGCACATTGAATAGGAGAAATAATAATGGCACACACAGTAGACGAAGTTAATGTCTTGATTAAGGCCCAGACCGAGCAATTCCAGGCAGAGATTGATCGAGTTAATCAGAAGCTCAATAGTATCTCTAAGGCCGCTTCTACGGCCTCTGGCGGCGTTTCCGGTGGTTTTAAAAACATGGGTTTAAAGATGGCTGCTACTGGTGCCGTTATTGGCGTTGTCTCTGCTGTCACGCAAAAAGCTATGGCGGCGATCGCTT